TTGCAGACATGGCAAATAAAGTTGTACAAATACAAAATAGCAGAGATAGGTATACATTACCAGAAGAAGCAGGCCATTTCTACATAGAGATGATGGATCAGAGCCCGCTTAAGACGAGGCTATTTGATTTAGTTAGCCAAACAAAACTTTATCAAGATGTACTAAAAGAATATGAGGGAGTGTATACTACAGACGAGCAGTTCATTAAAGAAGCCGCCGGGAAAGTTCTTAGTAGATATATTGTAGGACAAGAGTTAGGAATAGAACCTGAGTTTGTACGTGGATCTGGATTAATGAATACACTTAGAAACTTATGGGAATCTATTAAACGTTTCTTTAGAGGAGGCAATACAGCTGCTAATGATTTATCTGCACAATTATCTGAAGTATTAGGACCTGCAGCAGTAGCAATAACATCTGGTGTAAATCCGGGAGGACTTAGCATAGAAAACATCGGTATAAATAAATACTATGCATTACAAACTCAGAACATTACAGGATTAGCAGCGCAGTTACTTAAAAGAGGTACGGCATTAGCTGCTTCTAAAATACCTTATTTAAAAAACTACTCACAAAAAGATGCTATGAATCAGCTTATTGGGGAAAGTAACATGATTATGGCGCCTACTGAGCAGGATAACTATTATGTTCAAGACGGTGTAAAAATGAACAGAGTAAGTAGATTACTTGAGATATTCCAGGATCCATTTAATCAACAAGAAATGGCAGAGAAAGTAGCAGCTAATAATAGAAAAGAAGGTAATGTGTTTAACACGGCAAATAAAGTACAGAAGTTGTGGGATTTCTTAAGAGATGACATGGGAACTGGTTTGCATAACGTAATGGAACAGCTTGTACAACAACAAACAGATGAAGTTGCTTTAGCTGCGGTTCCTGAAGAGCACCGAGGAGCATTTAAAAAAGCGTTACCTAATTTAAAAGCATGGGTAGAAGCTAAGATAAATGATGGAAGTACATTATACTCAGAAGTTAAAGTAGCAGATAAATCAGATCTATTAGCAGGTTCAGTAGATATTATTGAGATTACTCCTACTGGTAGAAAAATTATACATGACTTTAAAACAAAAATGAGAGGTAAATTTGGAAATATAGAACAATCTTTACCTGCATTTAAAGGAGCTCTTGCATCTATACCTAATACTTTACTTAATAAATATAGATTACAACTCTCTTTCTATAAACATATAATAGAAGAAAAAGGAATTACAATAGATGAAATAAATATAGTACCATTAGAAGCAGATGTAACTATGGATATAGATGGAAATATAACATTTGATAATATTGGGCTTGCAACTTCTAACACTCCGGTGATAAATAAGTTAAACAATATGAAACCTATTAGCAAGAAAGTAATTAAAAGCGCTATTAGTTATATATCCCCTGAGTTTGATGCGGCAAATAAAAAGATAGAAAAAGAACAAGACGCAGTAGCCCGTGTATTTGAAAACGCTAAAAATCAAATATTAAGAAAGATTGATTTCTATAAAAAATCTAATAATAAAGAATATTCAGATAAATTACAAGAGTTATATAATGAATTAGATGAAATAGGGGAAAAGGAAGGATTGATTACATTTACTAAACGTGCAATAAGAGATATAAATGCTGCACATGGTAGATTAAAAGAGCTAGTAAGAAACAATGCAGTTACTCCAAAGAATTTAAATCAAATATATCAGTTTGTAAAATCTTATGATAGTCTAGAAGAGATTACATTGATGGCTCCTATGTTAGTAGAGTCTGGTTTCGAAAATATGATCGAGAAATATGTAATGCCTGCTATTGCAAAGAAAAATTTAGTATATGAAGAGTATAAAGCCCTTGGAAGACCTTTAATAGCAGAAGCTTTAGCTAAATTAAGTACTAATCCTAATGTAACTGTAGAGAAATTAGAAGCAGAATTATTAACTGCAGGTCGAGATATAACATTTATGGCTAGATGGTTAGACTCTTTAGGAGATTCAACGCAAACTGAGCTAGCTACAATGGATAAACTTATTGTATTACAAAGAGGTAAAGTAAATCAGGCCACTCAGGAATTAATGTATGGTACTAAGACTACGAAAAGTCTTATGAAAATTATGAAGGATCTTGAAAAGTATCAGTTTGATAATGGTGTAAACTTATATAATAACAGAGAAGTTTATGACTTTATGTTAGAACAAGACACTGATGGAAATTATACAGGAAACGTTGTTACAGCGCAAGAAGTTAGATGGAGAGAGTTAAAGCAAGAGTTTATGGATAGTGAAAACTTTAGTAATAGCAAAGAAGAATGGCAAGAGTTTTACAGAGAAAATCAAGCAAAAGATTATCAGAGTCAGAAGTTTAAAGATATAGCAAACATGAGTAAGGAAGATCCGAGAAGGGTGTTTTATGAATTCTATGTAGAAAATTACATGTATGCTCAAAAACTCTTACCAACTCAATATAGAAAAGGAGCTCAATTACCATCATTAAGAGCTACAGCTGCGGAGAAAGTTTTAGAGAAAAAAGGAAAGTTCCCTACAAGGTTAAAGGATGCAGCTAAAGAAATGTGGACTGAAACATTTACAAAACATGAAGATAATGTTTCTTATGGAGAGTATGTAGATGCTGCGGGTAACCCATTAGATTTTGTACCTGTACATTATTCACGAGCTATTGGTAATCAAGAAGGACAATTAAGTCCAGAAGACTTATCATATGATCTAGGTTCTGGTTTAAAAATGTTCTTTACTATGGCAAACAACTTTAAAGAAATGTCAGAGATACTTGATGTACTTGAAGTAGGTAAAGAGCTAATAAAAACAAGAAGAGTTACTAAGCTATCATCTGGTATAGCTAAGAAAGATCAGATAGGAAAAGATATTACTGTAGCCGGAGAAGACTCAAGAGCTTATGCTAGATTAAGTGACTACTTTGATATGCAAGTATACGGTAAACGTAAAAAAGATATGGGAGCAGTAACTATTATGGGTAAAGAGATAGATATAGCACAATCTCTAGATGCATTCTTACAGGCAGGAAGTTTCCGTGTCTTGGCACTGAATAAACACGCCGGTTTATCTAATGCAACGTTCGGTGAAATGATGAGTTTTATTGAAGGGTATGCTAATCAGCACTACGGTGTAGGAAATTACTTAAAAGCTACTGGGATTTATGCAGCAAGTATTGGAGGGTTAACTAAAGATGTAATGTCTAGACAACCTAGTTCGAAATTAGGAATGATAAATGAATTATTTGATTTCCAACAACATTTTGATGAATATGGAAATAGATTAGAGCATAGAAAACTAGGCTTAAGAACTAATGCTTCGGCATTATTCTTTATGATGTCATTAGGAGAGCATGCAATACAAAGCCAAATGGCTGTTGCTCAGATGTTGAATACTAAATTTAAAACATCTAAAGGTGAAGTAAATTTATATGATGCATATTCAGTAGTAGATGGTCGTCTTGAATTAGATTCTGAAGTGGCAGAGCAGTTTAGTGATACAGATAGAATATTATTTGCTGAAAGAGCAGCTGCGGCTTATCAACGTATCCATGGTATATATAATACTAAAGACAGAAATGCTTTACAACAATATGCAGTGGGTAGATGGGCAATGCAGTTCCGTAAGTGGTTACGTCCAGGAATGCTTCGTAGATTCCAAGGCGCAGAGAAATTATTTTATAATAAAGACTCTAAGTTTAGAGGGCCTGAATATAATGAAAGACTACAATCATTTACTGAAGGTAATTATGTTACGGCGCTTAAGTTTATGAATAGAATAAAGAAAGAAGTGATGGCTATGCGATTCCAAACTCTACCACAGCAGTGGAAAAAATTAGAAGAGTTTGAGCAACAGAATATTAGAAGAGCTTTAGGTGAAAGTGTAGGATACTTTATGCTAACACTATTAGGAAGTTCACTAGGATTTGGATATGACCCAGACGACGAAGACGGATCGGCAAATATGACCGCGCTTGATTGGCAGATGCTCTACAACGTTAAAAGAGTACAAGCTGAAATGGGCTTCTATACTACCTCATCATTCTTTGAGATATTAAGAACACCTGCAGCAAACATGACTACTATTGAAGCATATTGGAAATTTATTAGTCAGTTAATGAGTGACGGATCATCATTAATGACTGGAGGAGACTACGAAAGATATAAAAGAGATGCAGGAAGGTATAAGAAAGATGATCCAAAAATATTAAAACGATTCCATAACATCTTACCAGGTAAGGAATGGTACACGAAACCTGAAGATAAGCTTAGCTGGTTTGATTTAAAATAGATAAATAATGCCTGATAATTTAGAGAATTTTTTTTATGATCCAGAAGACTCTGACTTGGATTTATTAACAGATAAACAAAAAGAATCTATTAAGAGACAGTCCATGGAAAATACGTATACATTAGTTATAAATAATTACGATTTTGATATTTTTCCTGAAAAGCTATTCTGGCTCTTAACTGATTTTGATAGTCTAACTATTTTTGATGTCCTTATAGACTACTATATAGAAACAGAGGAGTACGAAAAATGTAATGTCCTTAAGATCTGTAAAGAGAGGGAAATACAGTTAAGCAGTGAGAATAAAAAAAAACAAGGAAAGTTTACTTATAAGATACCTATGGACGATGAGACAGACTTACCGGACTAAATTAGCCGGTAAATCTGTGTTTATTCCCATCTGTTTCTTAAACTTAACCCTATCAAATAACTCTTGATTGTAATTTACAATAGGCCATACTTCTGAATTGTCTGGTAGCTGCGCGTCTAGTTTTTCTTCCCAGTACGTACGCAGTGACTGTCCTTTATCGAGGACAAACGGAATGGCACTTTTAATACTACGATCTTTCATTAATCGAATTTTAGCGGGGTGAGAAAATTCTGAATATTTACCTCGTAAGAATCGTTCATAATCTTTCTTAAATTCCTTATTTATAGTAAATACAAACATTATGTATCTACCTCTAAATAAAGAATAGGAGGTTTTAAAATCTTCATGTTTCTCTATTTGCTTCTCTAGATTATAATATCGCATATTCCCATTATATTTTGTTAATACAAAAATATCAGGAGAATTTAAATCCCAATCTAGTAAACTTGTATCGCCAAGATATACATTTACTAAATAAGGATTTAAATCTATACTAGAATAACCTGTTAAAGGTAATAAAAAATCATAAGATTTAGTCTTCAAAATTTTCTCTGATTCGAGAGATTTTATCATCTGACAATTTGATTTTAATTACACCATTATTACTATAATACTCCATTGGGTAATCCCAACGGTTGTGGTCTTGATGCCATTTAAACCTTTCTAGCAAATTTTCGAATTCATCAATGGCTATAGATAAATCGAAGCTATCTGGTTCATATACCACACACTCACAAAGTCCAGTCGTTTGAACAACTACAATATATGACTTTATATCATATTCTAGCGGATCTTCACCCAATTCACTAAGATACCAATTAACAGCTTCTTTATAAATTGCCATCTGTCTATAATATCCATAAGAACTATAAGCTCCCATAAAGTTATATACAGATTTAGCGGTGGTTTTAAGATCTACTATTGTAATTAACTTATTTTCTTTGTTAAGTATTAAATTATCAATAATGGATTTAATTAAATAAGGATAATCCTTATAAGTCCAAGAAAGTTCCTTCTCAGCCTCAGCATTATTTAACTCTGAGGTATTACAAATATTACTTGCTACAGCATGTCCCGCGACACTAGCAGCGCATTGTTCTATTATTACATAATCTTCTGACGATAAAACTTCTTTGCCTTTAGATTTTCTTAAGAACTCTAAGTAATTTTTATTTTCTTCTTTTTCTAGCTTTTTTATGACACCAGCTAGTGGTGTTTTAAAACCTGCTTTTGAGTAGCAAGTCTCATACAATTCGTCTACACTATGTATAACAAATTCAGAAGGTGTGTCTTCTGTACTGTCATATAATGTAGATGCAACAAAAGCCTCATTTTCAACCATAGTCTCAATAAAAGTTCCCATCATACCACCAATAACTGGTATGTCTGCTACCACATATCTACTATCGAACTTATCATGTTCTAATATATAGCAGTGAATAGCAGATCCTAATTCAAATCCTTTACTAGATTTGTTTAGTTCTTTGTTTTTATATTTTATAAAATATTGTGGGCTTACTTTTAAAGCGCTAAGGGAAGAGTGACTTAAATGATCTATTTTCATTTTTTCTTCGTTTTTTTCCTTTTATAAGGTGTTATAATAAATACTAATTTTCTATCATCTATAGTAGGAACAGGAATAAACTCTATCTCTCCTGTTTGTGGTATCGTAGCACAATTATCGTCGTCTATTAAACCCATTTCAACTATAGTGTCTTGGAAGCTTTTTATCCATATCCATAAATTATCTACATCCCATTTAGGGGTGTATCCTTTTTTAGGTGGACGCCATCTCAAGTCTCCTTTATACATCCTAATGTCTCCATGATTTATAACAGTATGCAATTCTAACTTTATCTTTAATGGTCCCATTTTTCGAATATCTAATCCGTTTGGAATCCATTGTTGGATATATCTATGCATTCTTCTTACAATCAAAGCTCTTAAATGATGATTCATACCGGTGTATAATCTCTGTCCGTTTATTTTCACATATTTTGTGTTCGTTTTCGCAACATGTGTAATAAAATTTGGAATTTCTATTTTTAATTGTTTCATAAGCGAATTAAGCGTAAGGAGACGAGCCTCCAAGGCACAATGGAGGAAGCCAAAGAGGCCCGTTCTTACTAATTATAATTACGCCATCAAGCTTTCAGCGATTTCAGAATTCTGAGCTAACTCAGTTTCTAAATCACTAATTTGTTGCTTTTTGGCAGATTCATATTCTTGTAAATCTACTTTCATTTGTTTGTGATCAAATGCAGTATAGTCAGATTCTAAGAAAATGTTTTCGTTTTCACCATTACTAATAGCAATAGGGAAATACTCACATGTTCTCATCTTTGTATTATTGTAATCAGTCGGAACTGCTACAACATTACGCGGACTTACAAGAACTTCTAAGATTACACCATCATTGTATCCAAAGTCATGAACATATTCCATTGAACCTACATGTAGGCCAGCAGAACAAGTACGTTCAGGATTTGAATCACAATCTTCTCTCGGCATTGTGATAGGCGTACCGCATTTAATTACCATGCCGTGCGCACCACTATGATATGGAGCAAAAGTTAATGATTGTGTATATTTCTGCTCTTGTTCACCTGTATCAGCGTCATACTTAAACTGAACCTTTTCCTCACCGGTTTCAGTGTCATAAGTACTTTTAACTTTACAAGCTTTATAAGCTAAGAAATAACCTTTATCTGTAATGGGATGTCCATTATGCTCTAAGAAACCATATAACTGCTTTCTAACAGTCTTATCAGGATTTAACAATAGATGCTTCCAGAAATTTACCAAACCGTCTAACGGCACTCCTTCTTCAAGCCATTTCATAAGTTTCTTCGCAAGGAAGTTAGGAATAGGATCAGTTGTACCTCTAAGATACATTTTGTTCCCTCCATCAAACTCAAAACGACCATCAGTTTGGTGCTGAATGCGATTTGCAGGAGTAAGTAAGGTTTTCACTTTCTCCAGTATAGCGTTACGTTCATCTTGATCTCTTGATACATTAAAGCTTCTAGCAAGCGCTATTACTTGATCAGCTTCTTTAAATTGTTTAGAGATACTTTTTGGTAGTCCATCGATAATAACTTGAACATCATCTTTACCGATTTTACAGACTAAATACGAATTTGTCATATTTGCAAATATATTAATTAATTAATTACTTTGAGGCTCTTCCACCTCTTTCTTTTTTTGTTTTTTGAATTTCACAACAGCTTTACCTTTAAATCTAAGATATTCTCTAACAGCTAAAAACACTTCTTTATTAGGAATAGATGATTCAGATGTGGCATCATTTTGAGCAAATTCTAAATGCTTAAGTAAATCTAAATCTTTAGCATATAATTTTAACTCTGCCATGTCTTGCATCATTGAATGATTAGTACAATCATGCTCAACACAAATTTTAACCATTTCATTCTGATCTTGTCCATTTAAATATTGAAAATGTTCATAGTTATTTTCATGATTTTCTTTTAACTTTTTCCACTTGTAGTATAAGTCAGCATTAAGTTTTTCAAAGCATGAAAAGAAATATAAATCATCTGTAGACTCTCTGGTTAGTTTAGCTGTATGCCAGTTAACTAGAATTCTATGTTTCATTTTGAATAGGTCTTTAATATTTATAAGATTAGTTAGTTTTTTATTAAGAGTAGCAGCTACCTTAAGTATTACAACAGGAAAGCTTTCTATATCTAAAGAGCTTTTTCCATAACCAGACATATCTGGATACAGTTTTGCCTGCGCACATACAGCGGCGACGTTTTTCAATAGACTTTCGTCTGCTGAATTACCCCATATACATATACCACCATTCTTAACATATTCTTCTAAATCAGAAATAAAATATTCACTATTACTAAATGCAATTTTATCACGTTTACCCCATCTATCTTTAAAGTAAACACGTCTCATAAAAGCTTTACCCAATCTTTTACGTCTCTGCGCTTCTGACTCATAGTTACCTACAGTTTCTTCATCAAAATCAGTAGCTTCAGACATATCAATATTATCATAATCTATCATTTGAACATGACTAAATAATGTCGACATACCTTCAAAGTCCTGTAAAATTGTTTCGTCTTCACGATGTTCAACTTGAAATAAATTACTAGCTTTAGTAATTTCTTTTTTAGTTAAAGCATGAAGTCTTCTAATTTGTATAAAACCTCTAGAAAAATCTTCTTTACTTGTTAGATATAGATCCTTACTCTTTAAAAACACTTTACGAGTTTCTTCCGATTCAGTATCTGTAGTATCTATCTGTTGTTGAAATAAAATAGGAAGATCTATAAAATCCTGTATGTTTGGGCTAGTTTTACTAAGTTTATAACCACCTACATAATTACCATTAGACTGTCTTGTTACTTTATTTACAGTAAAACCTGTAAATAGACAATGGTTTCTATGATCATCATTTAATAATGAGCCAGAAAGCTTAACATCATGTAATGTACATTCTAGATTTTTATTACTAAGTTTTGCCATATAAGACTTTACAGCGAAAATAGAACCATAATCTCTTCTATATGAATATCCTGCATTAGCTTTTAACGCAGAAGCCTGTTTTAACCAGGTAATCATATTATCAGAAGTTGATAATTCATGTTCACAATCAGCTTTTAAGTTTCTCTGTATCTTTAAAACCTTGTCTTTTATAGCATTTTTAGTTTTATCCGTGTATCGAATTGCTTCTCTACTGGGAACTAAATCTAATTCACCTACATTAAATTTAATAGCACAAGGAATTCTTTCAGACTCCCATAAAACCTGACTCTCAATTTGTGACGTATTAAGAGGATAACGAACTCTACCAACCATTAAATGAATATCATTTAAATCACTATCATGTTGTTGCTTTAATTCAATAGCTATATCATCATCTTCATAGTCTAGAGCTGCTAGTTGCACCTCTCTACCAGTCCCTTCTGATATATTGATAAATTCTAAGCCTGTAAAGTACATTAATTGATTGTTAATTGCTTTTGTAAATCTCTTAATGTCTCTATAAGACATAACATCATCTAAGGGTATAATCACTTCAGTAGAATTCAATTCAGTTGTTTCTCCTTCTTTAAGAAGATCCATGTGAAATGCATCATTACCTCTATATAACATATAACTAAACTTTTTACCGTTATGGTTACTTATTATATAAAAAGTGTCAGTGTACGAGAAAGGTGATTTAGCACCAATACCGAAACCACCAATTTGATGATTATTATCTCTTTTGGTTGAATTACCAAATAAAGTATAAATCTCTTCTACACGTTTTTTACTTAACCCGACACCGAAGTCACGGAATAAGAAGGCATTACCTACGCCTAACAATATATTCTCTTCCTGAAATTCTATTTGTGGTTTTTTGGAAGCTGGATGAAACCATTTAGGATCATCTTCATCCCCTAACGGTATGACTTTTTCTATCTTAAGATCTTTCTCTCGATGTGCGTCATAACAATTAGATGTTACCTCTCTAACAATAGAACCAATAGGATCAGAATATAGATTAATCAATGAGTCTATTATGATACCCATCGAATCTTCACCAATTTTAAATTTATTGGTTTTAACATCGCCGATTAACTCATCGACTACATGTTCGCGTTCTAATTTCATATTATTAATTTATTTATTTTGTTTTTACTTTGTTCAGCAGTATGATCTTTCCTATAATCAGAAATATCTTTAAAGCCATTGTTTCTAGTACTAAAAGTTTGTAAGAAAATAGGAGTAAATCCATATTTCTTTCTTAAATTATTAGCGCCTTTAACACCGGTTAAATCGAAATCATTTAATATATATACTTTATTAAATCTTTCATATAACTCTCGGGCTACAGTATCTTTGATACTAGTAATCTCATTCTGCAACGCAGCACTAATAAATCCAAGGGTTCTTAAAACCATTACATCTTTTAGTGACTTCGTTATAATAATGAACTCTCCTCGTTCAGGCAGTTGATCCCAGCCTTGGAAGATAGTTCGATTAGTGTTACTCATCCATTTATGACCCGTAAGGGACAATGGGCGGTAAATTTTCCATGTATATACACTATCTTTATAGAATAAATATCCATATATTGGATCATTATTTTTATAATAGCCTACTACATTCTCTCCTATAAATACACATTTACATGAAAATACATTATAATATTTAAGTACTTTTTCTGTTATACCATATTGTTCCCAGTAATGTTTATCTATAAAATTTAAAGACTGAGTTTTTACACCTATAGTCTTTTTTGCATCAAACTTTAATTCTTTGATTGCCGTAACAAATCCATCATACGGCTTTATTGTAACATTTTTCTTATTATACATTAAGTCTAATTTGAAATCTTCATTTATTCTAACTAACGCAGAATAAAAATCACATCCAAATAGTGTTTGAATAAATGTAAATGCATCACCAGTATCTCCATTACCGAAATCTTTAAATCTCAGAGTACCTTTACGATCAGTAAAGATGGAAAAACTTGGTTTATCATCTTGTCGGAGCGGACTATTCATTACAACTCCAGACTTAAAGTCACATCCTAAATAATAGCTAAATAATTGATATTGGCTAATCTTATCTAAAATATGATCCTTAGTTAAAGAAAGTGTTATCTTGTAAGGGGATTCCATTGTAAATAGATAAGGGGAGCATTACACTCCCCTATATCTAACAGTTTAACTTACCTAGAAAGGTAAATCAGAACTAGCAGGCTCCGTTACAGCACCATTAGATGGCGCAGTAGATGTTAAAGAAGAAGGATTTTCAGCTTCATCCTTTTCCATTTTATCAAAGTTTGTGATATTAAGCTTAGTTTTCTCAACACTCATATCTTCTAAGAATGGAACATACTTAGGAATAGAAACATAATTGTTGTAACTGTAAACAGTCTTAACTCTTAATTTCTTACCTACATATGTATTTCCTAGTAATGCAATTACTTGCTGGCAAAAGCCTTCAAAGTCTTGTGCATTTACAACAGCCTTGTCTTCTGTTAAGAATTTAGTCATAATATGCTTAACTCTTTTCATTTGAGACTGTGCTTTCTTTTCCCACCCTTCATTGTTTACATCGATAGGCCATTCTAAATGACTTAATGCAGAACCGTCTGGTGCTGTGAAAGAAAACTTTAAGAAACTATTTCCGTTAGAAGCAGTTTCCATACTTACATTTGTCATTTCAGCATTTTCACTAATTCCTAATGGAAATACTTTGGTTGACGACCCTTCCGATTTAACCTTCTGGTTAATTTGATACATACTCATAATTTTCGATTTTTTTAATTAATTAATTACTCATTATAATACTTGTCCATGGTGTCCTTCACCATTTGTAAATCATTTGGGATTTGGTAATCTTCAAACATCCCAGCAGGTGACTTTGCCGTCGACACACCATCTGTTTGTGTTTGGAAGAAATATTCATTCTTACCTTTACCATCTGATTCAATGTGGGTAAACAAAACCACACTCGACATAGATTCTAAAACTATCTTGTCTAACTGTTTTCCAGCTGTCATCACTTTTCGATATTGAGCACCCATATCAGTATATCCCTCATCGGAATGTGCTAATACAAATACATCAACATCATCAGGTATAGTTTGGTTTATGACTGTGAAAATGTCATATATACCACCTGATAAACTAGCCCATTTTTCAAAACCTTTAATGTGACGTTCTCCCATTACTTTATCGGTCATAACGCGATTAATGGTATCTATCACAATAGTTTTAATGTGCTTGGCCTTTTCTGGTATAACTTTTAACGTATTTACAATATCTACAAGGCTAGAAGCAGTCGCATAGTTTTTATTTTCTTTACTATAGTTCTTTTTCCATCCTTTAATAGGTAGTGATTTTTGGTCACAGTTTAACCATAAGGTTGATTTTGGGTCGAGATTGCTCCCGCTTGTGGACTTGCCTGATCCAGACTTTCCACAAATAATTACTAAATTTGCCATATTAAAAAGGTAATTTTTGTTGGTTATTAATTTCTTGTTCTATTTTACTTTCTTTTACCATATGATAGCCTAACTTAAGATAGTTTATTGCATCTGCAAATCTACCTGACAATGGTTCTGCTTGTTCTATATCCTCATCTTTAGCATAACTTAAAATAGCTGCTACATGCTTATAGAAGTACGCTCCCCATGCTTGCATAGGAGTACATCCAGTCATTTCACCTGCTTTTTTAAAGTTAGCTAATACATCAGGACTATCTAAAGTATATCCAGGCCTTTTAGCCTCTTCTATACTTCTAGCTAGATCTAACAGTTCCGTAACAGATGTTTCATATGCATCCGGTTCAGGAAACTCTGTCTCAAGTTTTAAATCATAGGTTGATGTCGTCGTATTATATATTTTATTTGCCATCTTCTATTTTTAATTGGTAATTAACTTCTTTTGGGAAATCAATTACACGGTTATACTTAAGTTCATTTTTCATTTTAGCAATACAAGGCTGACCTTCTCTTACTTTAATAAAGTGCCAGAATAAAGCACCAGCTGTAGGCCACGCTTTAGCTCCATATGTATCCATACCTAACTGCTCAGGGTTCATAGAGACCATCACTAAATCCGAAAACATAAACACAGAATCACCACCAAAAAGATCTTTTTTCTTAGGAAATTGTTGAGATGGTTCTGTTACTCTATCAGCAGATTCGATTTCTCTATTTAACTGACTTAAGAATACAAATGAGATTTTATGTTGCTTCTTTAATGCATTAGCCATAATCATAAGCTCGACAAGAACTAAACGTTCCATCTCACCTTGCTTACCACGGACTAATATAGTATGATCTAACATAATCATTATACCTCTATCTTTATTAAAGTCCTCACTTATAAACTTCTCAATAGTATTTTTAATCATTTCCACAGTACCAGGCATTTCTACATAGTAAATAGGTAATTTATTAAACTCTTTTTGAGCAGCTAAAACTTTATAGAATTCATTATCATATAAACTAAATCCATCAATACCACTATGTAATTGTCTTGTGGTCATGTTTAACTCATTTGATAGCTTTCTACTAACTAACTGACGCGCTAACATCTCGAAGTTAAATGAAAGTACAGCAAAGTTTTCATCAGGATTTAATTTAAATAATTCTGTTTCTAATTGATTTATAATAGCAGTTTTACCACTACCAGACATACCCGCTATAGTATGTATAGTGTTCCACTCTATTCCGTCCATACTCACATGATTATACTTAGACCATGGAGTTCTTAAAGACTTTATAAGTCCTTGACGACGCTGATCGATATATTGAACAGCATCATGTGTTGCTTTTGCTATACTTTTATAGTATAGACTTATTTTCTTATTTTCCATAATTTAAATTAAATCTTGTCCGTACTTAGATTCTGCTTGTTTGATAGTTGTGTGTGTATCTAACAAGCCTTCATATGCATCCCAGGCATTCTTATTTATATAAGTTTCCAATGCATGCATATATTGCATATTACCACCTCGTTTTCTTATTTGTAATTCTTTATTAAGACAATCTAAAACATGTTTATGTTTAATAAGATTACCTTTAACAAATCTATCATACTTTTCTTTACAAACAACAGCTGCTTTTGCAGATAAACTAGACGGGCGCAATACTCTTAACGAACTACCATTAGATACTTTTAATGGGTACGTATTAAATAGCTCAGTAAAGTAAGACTCCTCTATACCTATGAGTTCTCTTACTTTATCTCTTGCTATTGTTATACAAGTTAAAGGATTCTCAGGGTCACAAGATAATATATATCCTTGATCTACTAAGCCTTGTATTTCCTTTTGTGCAAATCCATACAGATTTACGTAATTTACAAATAGTTCCGTGTTATCTTCAAATAATAAAACTAGCATAACATACTGAGATGCGGTTAATTTATTATTTATGAGTCCAGGAACGTTAATTTCTACATTCATAGGCAGGCTTTTAAAAGTTAACAAATATAAGAAAATTATAGCTTATAGACTACTTTTTTCTCGGGTTTTTTCTTCTTTTTATACGTTGTAATTGTATGATTACCAATGACTTGCGTCGTTACATAACCATACCCATCATCATCAAAGAATACATCTTCAATGACTTGTTTTTCAGCTTGTGAGCCGTATATTCTCAAAGCTTTTTCATATGAATCTTCTTTATATGCCATAATTAAAATATGTATCTAATTGTATTCCACGGTACTATACTATTGTGGAGTTCTACAAATTGGTTAATATAATTTCTCTTAAGTCCTAATTTATATCTATAGTTTGTACCACCATACTGTGAAGTTTTAGCTTCTTGTAATTTAGGTACCCATAGATGTTTCTCAGTCTCAGGATGATTCTCCATATTCTTTATATGCTTAGATTCATTATGAGTTAGAAAGATAACTTCCGCAAGGACGCAATCTTTATGTTCTACATAATCATTAAGCATATTGAATAAATCTGTATAATCTTGTTTCCAGTTTTTATATAATATAACTGGACTAAAATTAACATGCACATCGTACCCCGCATCTATAAATGTATTAATAGCTTTTATTCTATCAATTATTTTAGTAGTATGAGGTTCGTGTAAGTCAGACATATGCTGTGGCATTAAACTAAATCTAATCCGTATTTTGTTTAGAGGATTAAACTCTAACAACATAGGGTTTACATATTTAGTAGCAAAGCTACCCATAGCCACAGGATGATCTCTGAAGAACTCAAATATTCTTTTCCAGTTATGATGTTTAGCATGAAGAGCAAAATCTTCGTTACAACTAATATCATAACTAGTCAGAGTAGGATGAGTTTGATTAGGTTTTTCTACTGGTGTAAAGAATGCATGATTGTTAACAGCAGTTAATATATCATGCTCATTTACAGCAATAGATAATCCTTCAGGTTGATGACGTTTCATATAACAATAAGAACAGTTATATAAACAACCATAACCAAATGAAGGGCTAATAAAATCTGTTGATCTTCCCGAAGGTCTTATTATCATAGACTTTCGCTTAACTTTCTTTACTTTCATAGTGGGAATATTCCTATATCCATCATTTCATCATAATCATATTTAATAGTTAAAGCAGTATCAATATTTATTAGCTTTTTACTCCAGCCATAAACATTACCATTATATACTAAACAATAATCAGGTAAAACAGTTCTATTGTTAACAAAATCAACACCTTTATCTGTTAAAGTCCAAGTACCTAATTCATCACCGTCTTCAATTAACGACCATTTTTCTGCATATGCATAATCCATAGTTGTTGCTCTTAGTTTAAGTTTAGCAAATTCATTTTGTACATGTATATATTTCTTGTTAACTGCTCCAAGTTTATACATAATAATCAATGCTCGAGCTATACCTGAATTTAATTTACGTTTATATGCTTTTACATATTTATTACAACACGGGCACGTAGCTCCGGTTTTAAAGTTATCTCTTAGATATTGTTTTGCTTCTAGTATTGTCTTCATATTCCAAGTCGTTCTTCATCCATCCGATCTTCTGCAGCATCTTCCGCTCTACGCGCAGCTACTTCATAATCTTCTTCAGGATATTTAAACAAATGATCACATTCATTACAATAATATTTTTCTCCCATCTCTGTGATAAAATCTTTTTCTGTGTATTCTGCCCCACAGCATGGACTTACTAAATAGGGTCCCTCATCGTCAGGTGACATGAGTTTCCAGTTATCGTATGACATAGCATTTGATTTAGGTTAATAATTAAGTTAAAGGAGACTGCCTGCGTAGCATGAAAAACCACTAACTTGCTACGAGACTGCTCTGGACACTATAGCGCACAATTTTATGTGTCCCCGCTCTGCAACTGAACTGGTTGCAAATATCTTATATAATGAGCACTGGAGCAATTCAGCGCTGCAATGTTATCTGAAATTTAATACGTTCAGCTTTGCTCCAGTCTCATTAACTCAACACTATGACCATCTTGCGCGGAATTCACCCACTTCTCTTCTTGACTACCTTCAATATATAGATGAAAAATAAGCGCCTGCTTACCTTCTTCCCATCTAACGGTTCTACCGATTCGTTGAATTAAGTCTTTAACTTTACTGGTTCCACTGGCTATAATAGCCATTGAAATATCCGGGACATTCATGCCCTCGTTCAAAGCTTTAGCAGTAGAGATCCGTGTTACTTTAGTTCTGTTATCTATAAGTTTGTCTAAGTTAGCAGTTCTTGCTTTCTTACCAATCTTACTATGAAAACTCACACAAGTATCACCTAACTCTTCTGTAACTTTGTCAGCAAAATCTATTGTTTGAGAAAAAATGATTGTTTTCCGTTTAGGATACATATCACATAGTTGTTGAACTGCACTAACTTTAGCAGAAGCATTATATAATAACTTCTTACGTTTAGCCATTGCAGCGTTACATTGATAAGGAAATGTTTTATTCTCATCATCAATGGTCATACCCTTCTGTTGCAGGAACTTATTGTATGTAGCTGGTTTCATGCATGCATACATAAGCTTTAAATCTTTATCAAACAAAGTAAACAACCGATTAAAGTTGTTGTTTGCATGAGTATATGATTTCTTTTCAGCTCCTGATAATTTTAGTGGTACGTTGTAAATCTTATATTCACTGATTAATCCTAACTCACTAGCCTCTGCAGTACTCACCCTTGCACAGATGGGTGCTACAGCGGTTAGTAATCTAAGTTTAACCGGATCTATATAAGCACTTAGTCCTAATACTCTTGGACTATGGTTGTTTGCAAAGAAGTTAAAATATTCAGGAGATATATAATTATGTATCTCATCAGCTATTACTAAATCATAATGTTGTCCAACATATTTATATGCTGTCTGTATACATACAGTTTTTACACATGATTCAAATAATAACTCTTCATCCCATTTTTTAAATTCTTCTTTCCACGACCTGTCTCTAATAGTTTGTGTTGGAGTTAAGACTAAGATTTTACAATCCATACCTACTCGTTTAGCTATTAAAGCAGCCGCTAATACACCACATCTAGTTTTACCTACACCTGTAGCATATTGGAGGGTCCCTTTACCTTTAAAGCGAGACCACCACTTGTTTAGACCATCCCGTTGGACTTTGTCTTTAACATCGTTAGCTTTCATCTTTAATAGTTTATTTACTCCATTCTTTTGTTATTGTATAATCTACACCCATTGGAAAATCAGGTATAATGGTTTCACCTGCTTCTCTCATTAGTTTACATTGTATACTTGCCCACTCTTCCGCTACATCATCACGCACTTCCACGCCTATTTCATCGTGAACTTGTGTAACTATGTGTGCAGGAAACTGAGTTTCATTGATATGATCTCTTATCTTAACCATTGCTAGTTTAATCATATCAGCTCCCGTACCTTGTATTGGTGTATTTTTACTTGCACGCTCAATAGCACCAAGTTCCTTAAAATCTTTCTTAGGACTCATGTTATTGCGCCAGTTCTCAAACCATCTAATCCTTCTATAAGGTTTAAATGTTCTGATATGTCCATGTTGCTTACCATAATCACCTAGTATATTTAAAAAGCCTCCAATTTTAGGAAACTCTGTAAAATACTGTTTAATTAATGCTTCAGCTTCATCGACTGATATTTGTAGAGTATCTGATAATTTGAATTTACTCATACCATAAGCAAGACCAAAGTTAATAGTCTTAATCATAGTTCTAAGCTTTTTCTTCTCATCAGCGTCAGCTTGACGCCATTTATCTTTAAATACCATGTCAGCACATATACTGTGGAGGTCTGCCTCCTCTTTACGTGCTTTCATCCATACAGGGTCTTTAGACCCCGAAGCTATAATTCCTAACTCTTGACCTGAATAGTCCACGGAAACTAATGAGTATCCATCCCTTGCTTTAAAACAATTTCTGAATTTATTATCCGCAGGTATATTCTGCATGTTAGGTTTATTATCTGATTTCATACCGCTTGATACACGACCAGTATTTAGTATTTGCCAGAAACTAGTTCTAACCTTACCATCCTTCATTACATATTTAAGAAAAGATTTACCATAGGTTGAGACAACCTTTTGTTTTTCTTTGTAACGTAAGTACTTGGTAACGAAAGCTTTATTTTTATGACGTGATAGTTCAAAAGCATTAACTTTTTCTATATCTAAACCATACTCTTTAAATACTTGTAATACTTGTGTAGGACTTGACCACTTAATGTCTATTTTACGAATCTCTTCGGGTTCAATAAACATGTCAGTTTGAAATGATCTTTTTATAAACTTGTTGAGGTTTAATGCATATATCATTTCATCTAAATCACTTTCCATAACTTTTACGATTTCTTCAGTGTCATCAGCTATTGCTAGCCATGCCTTTGAATCAAAACATAGTCCGTTAAATTCTATATCAGCAAAAGCTAAAGCTGCATTATTCTCTAAGTGCAGAACCTTCTCAAGGTCTAATTCTTTAACTTTTACTAATTGTAATAATCTAATGTCCAATAAATGTTCAACGTCTTCAGCACCATATAATATTTGTTCAGTGTTGAAAGGTTTACCATCTAGTCCTACAAACTTGTTACGAACTTCTTTGTTCAATTCTTTATCTAAGTATCTCTGTGTCAGTGCATTAAGTGAGTAACCTACTTTAAGTTTACCACAATTAATCACACCTTCAGCTAACATAGTGTCGTATGGATTTTTAATATCCGTACCCCACTGCGCTTTCAGAAACTTATAATCAAATTTAATGTTGTGAAATATCTTCACAATATTAGGATTTTCCAGAATTGGAATAAGAGGTTCAATACCAATATATCTTGTATCAATAACGTATTGAACGTCCTTAGTACCGATCTGAAACATCACTACCTTTTTAGAGGTAAAGCATTTGCCTGATGTTTCAGTATCGACGCCAAGTACAGTTTGATCAGATAGATAATTTACAGCTTCATCCATTGTTGCACACTCGAACATAGAGTCTATACTCTTGTGCGCGCAGATTAACTTTATCATATCTATTCATTTTTAATTATACATTATCTAATAATTCTGGGTCAATTATATTAGTTTCCCAGACTTTAATTACTGCTTTTAAATAAGAGACGGTATACTTCTGATCTTGAAAAATTACATTATCACTATCAGTTAAGAATTGCGTTTTTACTTTCATTACTTGAATGTCGTCAGCAGTCAAGGTTGAAATCCAGTTCATATGTCCCATTATTCTTCATTTCCAAATAGGACTGCCCATGCGAGACAACAAAGTCCTATGGTTAGTCCAATTACTATTATTTGTAACATAAAATATCGTTTTAAATTAATAACTATGCCTGTAGTCTGATTTTTTATGCTTATACTATTTCACAAGACCCGCCTGCACATGCTATTTCTTGGCTCCTCGTCGTATTATCATCTAATTCTTTGATTTTACGTAAGTCAATAGCTTTCAATGAATTAATCATTGAATAGTATTTTGATTTTGATATGTTTTCGAATGGTGCTTGAGTATATGATCCTCCATCGTATGGTAGTATACTTAAACCATTGAATGTGTCTCTGTTAGCCCACATCCACTCACCTACTTCTTTCCATTCTTTTTCTTTAATGGATACAGTAGCTGATACATTGTTAGTATTATCACCTGAACGATGTCCCTGTCTTACCCAATCAAGATTAAATAATTTAATCCTTTCAAGTAATTCAAGAGCTGTTTCTTTATGTCGTAAAATGGAATTAGCAGGAGCCTTTTGAGGGATCTCAATCACTGCAGAGTTTGGTATTAATTTCATATCAGCTACCAACTCAGGATGAGCTTTGGCCAAATATTTATATAAATCCTCATCCTTTGTACATTGCATACGTCTAATGTAATAGTCGTTATGCCATGCATGGATTCCTGAAGATGTCCCTAATACACAACTCGTAGTACCTGAAGGTTTGATAGTAGTTACCCTCGATGCTTTATTCACTCCTAATAATTTTGCATAGTGCTCATTAGCTTCATTTGCAACTTTCGCTGCTGATTCTAAATCATACTTCAAAATTGTACCACTTCCTATTCCTGTCATCCCGACACCAATTAAGGCGTCATTCTCAGTTGTTGTTCTCCATATTGGTCGAAGATAATGGAAATCCGTGAAACTAGCCTGTAGAGTACCCAGTAATGATGCTAGTTTAACACGATTCGATAAATCTTCTTGTGACTCAATATTTGAAACGTTAACCTCAGTTAGATTACAAAATTGAAATGGTTTTAGAGCAATTTCACAGCAGGGGTTTGTACCATAATCACTATTATTAGTGAAATACATACCTGGCTCACCAGCGTTAGATTCTTTAACTTTTTTCCAAAACCTATTGAATTCAACTTTAGTGATGCGGTGTCTACGAATTACTGCACTGTTGTTAGCCCTTCCTCGTTGAGGATTAAGCTCCCACCAATTTCCATATTTACTTGTTAGCATCTCTTCATCATCCATTGAGAATAATGAGATCAATGCCGCTCTCCTAATACCTCCTGCAAGCACTGCGTCGGCAATATAACATACCATATCGTGCACCTCCAGGGGAGTAAGAGAACTTCCTGTTTCTTTTCTGTTTAATAATGTTTCTAAATGAAATAAGCACACTTTAAGTGGCTCAGGTCCTGGTGCTTTACCACCAGCTGTTACTAATCGGGACCCTTTCGGACGAATGTCAGAGAAGTCAAAAACTGGCTTCGTCTTCCTAATCCCCAGATAGCTTCCGATTAGATGTCGTACAGAATCAGCCCAACCTTCTATTGAATCCCCAATTACATATTTTTGGGTTTTCATAGGTTTAACTATTTCTGGTAAATTTCTTACGTGTTTGAATTGTACAGAGTATCCAACACCTGTTCCTCCTAGTAAAAGGAACATGATCTCAGAGAATGCTCTATAGTCATCTATTGGTAAATACGCACAGTTATAAATCCTTGATTCTGACTTAGTTATAGCAACTCCCGCGAATTGCATAGCCCTCATCGAAGGTAATAATTTTCTTTCTTTTACTGCTTTCATGGCTTCTTTTATATCCTTTTCCATGTGAGGATGTTTAGCAATCATCATATCTCCATAACGATTACATATTTCACTAAATGTTTCTCTCCTACCTAGTGAGGGTAGGAACTTGGCGTATTTATTAAAGACGACGATGTCGCTCAATATCTGATTAGATACTTCCATTTTTATTCTATTTTATTATGTTTATAAATGTATTACAGAGTAGCTAGGAGTCGAACCTAAAAACAGAATTCTGTTTCGAGCACCATGGTTACTCTCTCTTTGAAGCACATTCCAACATTGCCTACTCTATAATACATTGTATTTTGAGTAGTGTTGAGTTTCCAAAAGGGTAGCAAAGATAACTAAATTAGTTAACTTTCTTACCCCTTAGATGAATTTTTATTCTTTTTTTAACCTGTTTTTGTCTTATCTTATAGTCTTCATAAGATTCATCCTCTTTACGCTGAGGATCTAGGTCAATATCAAAAAATGCAGAGTCCTTATTTCCTGATAATGGTTCCGCAATGGGGACACCATAACTTTTCCACTTGTTTTCTTTCTTTTTTTTGCTTTCTTTTGCCATACTTTCTTTCTTTTTTTACTGTTTCTTCACTAACCCAGATTGTTGGCGGTGGATAAACCTTTTCACGCCAATTAGATCTTGGTTTTGTTACTGTTTCACACTTTTTAGGTGAAATTTCATCGATTATATGTTGATATTTACTCATGATTCAAGGAATTTACCCACTTCTTTAAGCTGTTCATCCTTTATTTTATATAACTTGAGCTCTATCTCAACATTTCTTTTAGCTACAATTAGCTTATCTACTTCTTCCTTATATGTCTGAATGTTATCGTCCATTTCAAGAATGTTAGTCATTAATTTATCGTTCTGCTCAGCTTCTACTTGAGTCATAATATAAATACCCACAACTACACCAAAAACAAACATCAGCAAATATAATATTATATGATTATCTATTACCATTTTATTCTATTATTTTAAATTAAACATTTATTTTAAGCATAAGTCTAGTAATAGCGTTAACCCTAAGCCCTAGGCTCCAAGCAATACTATTACTGACTCATACAGATTCAATCAAAAGAGGTGCGGAGGATTCGAATTACTATCAATACATTACTCATTCATGCCTCTATCAAAGTAATTTTATAGATGCGTAGAATGGACTCTTATTCAAGAGTAATCCGTGACCAACTTTACATACCCAATATAAATATTGGCTAATCGTTCCTGATTAGTAAATGTAGCCCCTGGCTCCAATTCTTCTGATTAAAAATATCGTACGGAGCAACAGACAGGAGATCAAACCTGTCTGTCCTAATGAGTTCGACCACTCAATTAGATAAAGCTCCAGTATTTTTAAAACAAGAATCTTTCACCACGATTATGGTTAATTCTTGCTTCTCTGATAGCTAGTCTACACGCAATAGTAAATATTACTGCAAATATAATAGCTACTAAGTTTGTTATTCCACTACCAAGGTCACACGGACCTAAGATATTTAACAGTACAAATAATGGAAATACTATTACTCCGATGTATAATAATGATACAAACAATGTATCTATTAAGTGTTTTAAAATTGATTTCATTTGATTATATATTTTTTATTGTTAAGAAAAAGGAAGAACAAGAGAGTGCATCACACACTCTCAAGTTCATATTCCAGCCAGTTTAATCATTAAGATAATGAAGGGAGAGATGTAACAGCATCTGTTATTTCTCCTGTTTCAGTGTTGACAACAACACCGTCTTGATAAGGATTATCAGCAGCCACATACTCTGCGATTTCGTTGTGTTTCCACCCGTTCTCGTTAGTATATGTACCGTCTTCATTTCTTGTTGCAGCTTTCAATAATGTTCTACTGAACACATGTTCTACTGCATTTGTTTCAGGGTTCATACCTTTGATGAATCTACCTGTTGCACCTGCTTTCTTTGCCTCTTTCTCAATGTTATTGAGTTCATAATCGTTGGCATCTGATTCAAACACCTCGTTCACACATATTCTGTAATACTTTTGTAATCCATTATGTGTAATACTCGGACTAGTTTCTCCGATAAATATTCCTGGTCCTGCACTTGAACTTGTTCTGATAGGTAATTGACTTACTGCATTCATATCAAGATTAGGGAAATACTGTTTTAACTCAGGCTCCATAAAGTTTAACCAATGTCTTCTACAACCTGAAGAAGGAGAGAATGAAGGGTTAGACGCTTGTGCTAGTTGTACAAAATTAGTACCTGAAGCTGTTGATACTTTTGTATCAGTTAATTTCTGTCCAAACTCTATTTGAAATGTTTTTGCACCTGTTTTCTTGTCGTCTTTAATACGAGTTAAAGAGATAGCTGCACATTCATTTTCTGGTAAGTTTGCTACGAATTGTTTTACTCTGTTTTGATCCATTGTTTCTTTTGTACGGTTTACACATTGTACTCTTCGGTTTTGGTGTTATCACAACTTTGGCTATATATATAGTAATATACTGTAATAACAATGATTAAAATGTTAGTTAAAATGGTAGGTGTATGAGTATACAGTGTCTAAGAGTACTCTTATTTTCGTTAAATCGTTTAGTTCTTTAAGTGTTGAGTTGTTTTACACACGAATAGGAATGTAATTCGAGATACAAGTAGACGAATGATACACACACATACCACACTTTAGTAAAGGTCATAGATTTAAATAAAAAAATAAAGACAGTAAACTCTTACATTTACTCAGAGGTCGTAATACTGTCCTTACTGTGTCTCACACACACATACTCAACACTAGATTATTAAACTAGCTTACCAAAATTAAGTAAAGGTCTTGGATCTAAATAAAAAAAAGAGAGACTAACTCTCTTCCATCATGTCTTCTATCTGTAGATTAGCATTAATACCTGAGATTAACTCATCAGTCTTAGCCTTCATACGCTTTCTATCATCATAATTGTAAGACATATCACCCTCTCTTAAGAGTGTTTGTAGTGACTCTAACAATGTTCTAGTAAGAGAGTTTAATGTCTCAGCCTTCTTACCTAGTTTAAATAATTCCTCTTGTCTGTGTTTAAGTGTCGACTTCACATCTTCTAAAATATGCATATCTTTATCTTTTAAATTAATATCCTTACTAAGTAAAGGTAAATAGATCTGAATAAAAAAAAGAAACCACTCATCCAAATTTAGCCGTAGTTGCTTAGTCAAGGGATGAGTGGTGTATCATACTGATTAAAGAAGTGTATAATGACTTCTGAACTCTATCTGGCTGGATAGTTAGTTCCCACTACTTCGTTGTAACAGTACGGTAGATGTATCCTATAGTGGATAGTATCTCCTTGCACTGTTCCATTCTCTCCGGAGTATAGAGTAACATTCTAGACTTACTGTCATCGAACATCTCTCCTGTCTCAGGGTCGAACCTTACAGTCTCATCCTGTCTCAGGTACATGATTGATGCACCATCTCTTTTACGAGTATAAGGTCCATCAACACTAGTGTACTTCACCTGCGTAGTAACAGGTGTAGAAACAGTCTGTGAAGTAGTGATAGGTTGAATTGTATCTACCATATCTATCTTCAGAAAAGGTGATAGATCTAAATCAATTTCGACGTGGGGGGATTCAATCTTGATTGAAGACCGGGGGGAGTTTTCAATAATGGTCTGCATCTCTGAATACCTCTTAAAAAATATTTTTTATAAAAAATTA